TGCTAATTGTAATCCAAATGTAGTACCATTATCTCCATCTTTAACTGGTACTAGTGTAGTTGTATTACCACCACCATTTGTGTCTACATGTAATAATTGCTCATAACTTGCAGCAATTGTTTGTCCTGTTAACGCTCCCATTTCAGTTTCTCCTTATTAAGGGGTTTTTGCTATTATATATTCAATTGTTGTAGTTCCACTCCTTGTATCTACCTTTATATTTGCAGAGCTAATATCATTTACCCTCATTGATACAGCTGCTCCTACAGGTATAAGAATATCATACTCATCACCTTCTAATGCTAATGTTGCTTCATTGGTTCCAGTATTTTTAATATACAAGAAATTAATATTAACAGTATCTAATCTAAGTCTAGTAGCAGAACCATTTGTTATTCTTAAATCTCCTTCATCCCATACTGAGGCTTGAGATTCCCATTGATCAGTAGAATGCGTGGCTCCTTGCCATAATTGATAAGGTTGTAAAAAAGAAACCCATCCATCATGAGCCTGTTCTTGGTTGATAACAACAGTTCCTTTCCCAGCCATTTTATTACTAATAGTTTGTTGACTAGTATATCCTTCTTCACTTAATTCGTCTTCTCTTGGAGATACATAAGAACTGTATATTATTCTTCTTGATATTGCCATTTATGTACCCACCAAATATTCTACAGTTGATGTTCCTGTTATTGTTACATAAGGTTCTGCTCCAACTGCTATTTTCGAAGAAAAGCATTCACCATTCTTTAATTTAATTATTTGTGTTGTACCACCATCAAGGGAAAGTGTCACATCATCTCCACTAGTAACTTTTACTGATATAAAATCTAATCCAAAAGCCATAAGTAATACACCACTAGATGTTAATGTTCCTGTGCCAACTGATGAACTTCCTAATTCAAAACTATGACTTCCTGTGAGTTTTCTATTGGCATCACTATCTAAATAATACCTACCACCAATAATTCTTTGTTCTTGTGGGGTACAATGATTTTTATATACAATGTGTTTACCCATTAGACTCCTGCAATCATAACATTAACTGTTGCCTCATTAACACCATCACTATAAGCAGATGCAAATACTTCTATATCTGCAACAGCTTCTCCAGCATGAAAAGGCAATGCTACAGATTCTCCAGGAGTTAATAACGCAAAGACTTCTCCAGAAACTACCACGGAAACACTTGCTACTGTTCCTAGTTCTTTAACATATTCAACAGCAATAACGTGAGCTACGTCTGGGATAGTTCCTGTTGGAACAACATTTCCTTCATTCCAGACACTATCTCCAAGACCACCTCCAGCACTTGTAATGTCTACAACTGCATTTTCCCAATTGCAAACATCTGCATCTGTATATTCTGTAGAGATGTTATAACTGCCTCCCCATACTCTAGATGCAGCATTTGTATCTAAAGCAGTATGAGTATAGCCACCTGCTGAATTATCATTTACTACCTCAACTGATGTTCTAATTTTTATTTGATTAGCCATTATCTACCACCTGCTGGTAATCCGAATGATTCATTAAATTGTTGTTTTAGCATTGATATTTGTCCTTGTAACCATTGATACTCTCCAGATACTTTTTGTATTTTAGATCCAAAGTCTTGTAGAAGAGCACTATTCTTTTGAGCTATATTTTGTAAATTTTGAGTATATTCGCTTATTTTAGTTCCTACTTCTTGATTAGATGCACCAAGTTTACTTTGATATTTTTGGAGATTAGCACCATATAATCCTAATTGATTTTGCTGTTCTCCACCCCATGCTTGCATAGCTTTACCAAGATTTTGAGTATATTCTCCTATTTGAGCATTCACTTCTTGTTGATATTGTCCTAATTCAGCTTGATATTTACTTAATTTCCTACCATCCAATGAACCTTCTAATCCAGCATTCTGAACAGCTCTTTGGAATTCAGCTTGATATTCTGTATTTGCATCATTAAATGCATTTAATCTATTTTGCATTGATACTGAGTATGCATTAACATATGATGCTATTTTCTGCAATTGCATAGATGCTATTTCTACATCTTCTTGATTCTGGATCATATCTCCTGCAGTTTGAAACCACGTAGAGAAATCTATATTCTCATCATCAAAGTCAAAGTCAAGAGATGCCCAATCACTATCCACCATGTCACTTAAATCATCAGGAGCTCCACCACCTGATATAGATGGTTGAGTATATACAGGAGCAGCTGTTGTAAAGCTTAAAGCTGATGTTGTTGATAAAACAGGTGCTTCTGGAGGAACAGCTGTTACTGATAAATTTCCTATACTATTAAATGAAGAAAAAGACACAAGTGGAGGAGCAACAGGTGCATTAGGTAAATCCAATGGTAATGATAATGAAGGTATTGTTTCCAATGTTATATCAGTAGGCATTGCAGTTTCTACCATTTTATGATACAAGACCTGTAATGCTGCATACATTATAACTTGATAATAGTTCTCTTCAGGGAAATTTGATATAGCAGAAGAACCTGTATCCCAATTACTAACTGTTCCATGAGCAGATAAAGTAACCTCTACAGTTGTTCCACCTGCAGGTTTAACATAAATTTTTCCATCTAATACATAATATGCTGGATCTTCAGATGTTGCATAAAACATAGAACCAGTATCTATTGTTGAATGTCTTCCCCCAGAGGGGACAAATCTACAATTAGAACTATCTCTATGTACTCCAAATATATGAGTATTATCAATAGAAGTTCCACCGTCAGCTACAACTTTTGTTTCTGTAAATAAATCTGCATGTCCTGGAGCTAATGCTAAAATACGATGCTTGACTGTATCAGCTCCGTCTTTTACGAATTGTTCTCCATCTGCAGTTGCTGGAATAGTTCCAGCTAAGTCTTCAATTCTTTCTTTAAATGTCGCCATTTAATTCCTTTATGAAAATGAGTGGGAGATTGCTCTCCCACCCAAGTCGTTTGTTTAACTAAACGCAGCTACAAATGCTACATCGCTGTTAGCATTGAGTATTATCCATTGCGAACCATCACAAACTATATTAAAGCGTGAACCAGCATCCGATCCATCACCGAAACCTCGACTTGCACCTGATGTTACAGCAGTAACTTCCCCTGTACCATTCAAAATAAGACCACCTACTATATTAGTATCTGATGTTATTAGAATTTCAGAAGCAGCATTACTTGCTATTCCGAGTACAAAGTCAAGTTCAATACCTTTACTTGTAGCAGTTGGAGGCAATGTCATCGTTAGATTTAAAGCCGAACTTGCGTCAAGTACTATAGTTTTACCATGATCAGCAGTTGTAAAGGTAGTATCTGCTGATACTGCCATTATAGCTGCGTTTGAACCACCAATATAAGGTCTAGCCATTTCGCTACCCCCTTATGCTGTTATTTTAAACAAGTTATGTGATTCGATAAGTGTAATACCAATTCCTTCGTCTGAGAAGTATTGGTCTTTCACTCCATCGTACGCATTGTTTGTCTTGATGTTAGTCTGATACATAGGTGATCTGTATTGAGAATGGAACATATTCTCATCATCAATAGCTAACATGTACTTGTTATAAGGTCCTCTTAGAGCTGGAGTTGGTATCAACTGCAGGATTCCGTGAGGAGTTTCAAGTACTTTGTAGTTAAATCCGAGAGTATCTCTCTTCATATCACTTAAGTTAACAGTCCATCCTGAACCACCAGCAAAGCCCTCAGAACCAGCCATCTTTGACCAGTATCCAAGTGCACCAGCACCACAGAACGCTCTCTTAACACCACTTGTTGGTACATACTGGAAGACTTTTTCCATATCATCTACAAAGTCTCCATACTTGTATGAAGAATCAACTGTAAATACAGATTGGTCAGCACCAGATGTTGCACCATAAGCATTCAATGCAGCAACAATACCATAAGTAGTTCTAACTTTACCACCACCAGAACCAGTAAAACCGAAGTCATCAAAACCTTCAGCTCCACCTAATCCAGTACCACCAGATTCTGTACCAGTTCCACCACGAACACCAAATAAGAAAGCTTTTTCTTTCTGCATTTTATGCTCTTGGTTCTTTTGCATTCTTAGTCTTGCAAGTTCAGATGATTCTCCTCTTAATGAAGCTTGGAGTAGAGTTCCTGTAATTTCGAGTGGAGTCTTGAATATTTGACAAGAGTTCCAAACGACTGCCAGTTCATCAGCCCATGCTTCAGGAGAAACTTCTCCCTCACCTTGTGCATTACCAATTACGTGACATATATCACCATCAACGGTTGTATACGCACCATCATCAGATGTCCATAAAGCTTTACAAGTAACATCCCCACCACCATCGGCATCAAGAATTAACAATACAGCTTTACGAGTTGTTTCAGTTGCATCCCATGCTTCGACAACAAGTCCTTTCCATGCAGCAGTTGCAGCAGCTTCAAGACCTACAATACCATCTACAGCTATAACAGTTGAAGCAGCTGAACCATCAACAGTATCAGGGTCTGGAATTGCAACAGCAGCATTAAAGGCAAATTGTTGTTTTACCCATGGGTTTCTGTGTTCAAACATTTTAAACACAGGATCGTTAGTTTGACGTGTCTCTTTATTAGAAATAACAGTCGTGAATGGTGCTACATCAGTCCAAAGTTCTTTAACTACTTGAGGATCGATGTAGAAATCTCGTCTGTCGGTATAAAGGACACCACTAGCTCCTAAATTTTTAGCAGCCATAGTTTATCTCCTTCCATTATTCAACAAAGCACTATTAAATGCATCTTCTTGAGATGGAGCAGGAGCTGATTCTCCAGACTGAACTGTTGTAGGTCTAGGGACCTTTAACCTTTCTTGCTGAACTCTCATATTCTCTGCCTTTCTCTGAGCTTGGCTTTGTTGTTGTTGTTGAGGAGCGTTTCTCATTGAATATAGTTTGACTAAACCATCAACGGTGATGTTTTGAGGATTTTGAGCCCAGCGAACAAAATCTGTTGCTGTATTGGCATCTAGTCCATGTGAGTTCATAGCATAACTATGAGCATTCTGCATCATTTGATTTTTCTGGTGTTCTTGGTTTACAGCATGTTGATGTTCTTGCCTAGCAATATCTACACGTTCATACCAACCCAACATATTATCTCTCCATTGATCGTTAGTCATTCTATATTTAAAAGAATCACTCTCAGGATCATTATACGCATCGACCTCGTTGTAAGAATGTGGTTTCTCTGGACGGACAGGCTTTTCTAATGAATTCCTCTGTTGCTGCCCCTGTGGCGCATTAGAGGGGTTTCCATTATTAAGATTTTGAATATTATCTAAAACTTGTGGATTTTCTTGAACAATTTTCGCAATTGGAGAAAGCACGTTGTTTTGATAATCAAGTTCTTGTCGAAGTTGATAATTCTCGTTCTTTACTTTGTCGGTCTGGGATTGCCAGTATTGCATACGACTCGGATCTTCTTTTACTGGAGCTTCAGTTTCTAAAGGAGCACTAGTCTCCTCTAAGGGTGTTACTGTACTACCAATAGGACCTGTTTGTCCTGTTGGTAACCCTTCGACATTAGTAATTGACTCACCTCCACCATCAGGGAACAGGTTCCCGTCAGTTCCAGTATTAGTTTCTATACCTACATTTTCTGTAGGTATCTCAACATTAGCTTGTGGAGCTTTGTCAGCATTACTAGGTTGTATTATTTGGTCCATTTAAGACCTCCTTGTTTGCGTTGTTTGATCTTAGTCAGCAACAACTATTCTGATATAGGAACCACTTTTCTCTGTGGAACCTTCTTAGCTTCAGTTTCAGCTTCTTTAACAGCCTCTTTTAACTTATCAAGTTCATCATCAGCACGTTTATTATGCAATGATGCAGCCATTTCAACTTTAGCTTCTGCCTTAGCTAATTTCTTTTCGAACTCTTTTATTTCTACACGCTTTCTATCATGTACAGATTCTCTTTGTGCAGTTTGCAAGTCACCAGATACTTGTTTCAATTGTTCTTGTAATTGTTGTATCTGTTGAGACATTTGATTTCTTTGGTCAGCTCTTTGTAATACGCCTTCCATATCAGCAACGTCCGTTTGTTTTAATACTTCAACTTGATCTACTATACCTGCTTGATATAATTGCATGTAGTATTCGAATCTTCCCCATCTATTTGATGGTAAAGTAGAGCCAGATACTACAATAACGTCATATTTACCTACAGTAACGTCATTTAGTCTACCCATAAATTCACCTGAGATAGTATCATATATATCTTTATTTAAAGATACTTCTTTAGGCATATTATTAGGTTGTAGTAATCTGAATAATTTTTCTGATGTATAGTAAGCCTGTATAAATTGCACTATAACTTTAGATATTTGATTCAATCCTGCTTCTATATCATCTTTTTTAGATTTAATTCTTCGTTGCCCAAACTCATCTAGAGCAACAGTTCCTTTATATGTTTGAGGAGCACCACCTTGGTCTCCTTGCATAAGAGCATAAATACCAAGTATACGCTCTATATCAGCTTTTGCATCTGCTTCATTCTTATATAATTCATTTGGTAAAGGTACAGGGCCTGCTACGATAGGTTGACCCAATTCAGGATCAAACTCGATTACTGCAGTACCAGCTCTTGCCCATTCTGACTCAAGCTCCTTCTTATTCATTGAGCCTCTAGGTATCAAAAGCTTAACATTTGTAGAAGAAGAAGCATGAGCTATTATTAAACTTCTTATCTTATTTATATATTCTTGCAATCCTTTGACTAATCTAACATCAGATAGTGGATATGGATTACGATTATGCCTATTCATAAAAGTAACAATAGGGTAATGTTCTATTGGGTATACAACTTTATATAACAATTCATCACCAACACTAACACAACACTTAACTCTATCAACAACAATCTCATTAACAGTAATTATTCCAAGTTCAATAAGGTCTTTATAGGTTAGCATTTCAATAACTGTTGTAGAATTGGGTATCATTCCTTCACTAGATGCCCCAGGTTGCATCATAGGCTGCCCAGTAGCAGGATTTGGAACCATATGATAAGTTCCCTCAGTCTCTTCATATAGATTTCTATACTGGTCTACCATAATATTATTAGTATAAAACTTTTCACCATCTACAGTTGAAACCCTTGCAGCTAACTGAGAGGTATAATCTTCAAATTCGTCCTCTATCATTATTTTTTCTTCATTATCTACTGTATTATAAGACTTTATAAACGGATGCTTCTCTTTAGTGTATCTCTCTATGACCTCAAGTTCAATGTCATCATCGCCATAACGTCTATCATTACCTGCAGCTGATGTTGTTTGCTCATCATGCAGTCCAAACCGAGTTGTAGTTTCAGGTGATATATGATTTGTTTGAACTGCCTTAGCTATAATCTCAGCATAATCTGGATATTCGAGGAGGAGTTGTGAACGCATATGCTTTTTAGCTACTATTAGATGAGCAGAATCTTGACAAAATGGATCTTTAGATGCAGGGTCTATATATAAATCATGTGGATTTATAGACTTTAAGAGTACTTCACCCTTCCCAAAGTCTGTATTTGGATCGTAGTATGCATACATAACGCCCATTCCCTTTACATAGTAATCATCTACAATCTGTTTTAATACGGTATTACCATTGGAGTTATCCCATATCCATGTCATAATATCTGAGAATATTCTACCAGTCTCAGTATCACTTCCTTCACGTCCTGTAGATTGAAATTTGGGTTTATTGGTTGTGAGCATTGCTTTTGCTTGCTCTACTGCAGAATGTACTACATTAACAACAACGGGTTCTTGTGCACGTTCTCTAAGTGTCTTTACATGGTTATCTTTCCATTGAAGTCCGTTTCTAAACTCATTGTCTTCTGTAGCTTGTTTCGCCCATTGGGCTCTGGATCCTGCATATTCCTGTAATGTGTCGGTACTCAGTTGTACCATAGGGTCTTTTGAGGGCATATATACCTAATTAATTAAGTTTGTTTAAAGCTTTACTTTATACAAAGTGGCTTAAAGTACTTTATATTATGCAAGAAACCAAGAGTTTTTTTCATTATTACTGATATTTCTTTGATTTACCTCATCTTTATCGATTTTCTTGTGGTGGGCATTCCATATCTTTTTAGTTGCATAGTATAAACCATCTAGTAAATCATCATGCTTCCCTCTAGGGTAAAGTAGCAACTCATCCTTAAGTTCTTGCATATCTTTCTTCATATAGAACTTGCCCTGTGCAAAGTAAGGTTCCATTGTTTCTAGTCTCATTGACTTTGAATTACGTGGTATCTCTTTGATTTCAAGTCCTGGTATGAATATACCCTGTTCTTCACAACGTACTTTAACGTATTCACGTAGCATCTCCTGATATCCTACTGATTCTATTCGTACTTTCTCAGGTTTATATACCTTAAATCGTTCTATAATTGATTCAGCTA